TCTAAATTAACACTTGATAAACAACATACTGCTGTCCTTTCTTCATCTGTTGGTAGAGTAATCTCTGAACATAAATTACTCTGATTTATTTTTAATCCTAATTCTTTTTGAGCTTCAGGCATATTGTCATTACATGTATCTATATTAATCATGTAAGGCTCTCCTGTCTCAGCCCTGGCATTTAACATTTGCCACCATAAGTCTCTGGCCTTTATAGTCTTAACTGCTTCTTTTGTTTTAGGGTCTATTAATCTCCAGTCATCATCATTCTTTACAGCATTAAGATAATCGTTTGTTAAGTTTACTCCGTTATGTAGGTTAAGAGATTTTCTATTTATATCTCCACCACTTTCTTTTCTTATGTTTATAAACTCTTCTATCTCAGGATGGGATATATCCATATAAGCAGCATAACTTCCACGTCTTGTAGTGCCTTGATTAAAGGCAAGCATTTGTGAGTCTACTACATGGATGAAGGGAATACTTCCAGTAGAACGAGAGCCATGAGTAGTAGATATGCCGTTACTCCTAACATCCCCCCAATATCCACCAATCCCTCCACCTGAACTTGCGAGCCAAATATTCTCATCATAATGAGCAGACAAACCATCCCTACTATCAGGTACATAATTAAGAAAACAACTGATAGGAAGCCCACGTGTCGTTCCTCCGTTGCTAAGAATAGGAGTGCTGAACATGAACCAGCGAGAGGAACTATAGTTGTAAAGTCTTTGAGCCAACTCAAAATCTGTTTCACCTTTGTATGTTGCTCCGAAGACGGAGGCTCTTGCGAATGCTTCTTGTGCATGTGTTTCATTATCCCATAAATATCTATCTTTTAAAGTATCTAGACTAAATTTATCAAACTCTTTTTCTTTATCATAATCTATTGTAATACCTAAATAAGGTTTCTTACCTACTTTATCCTCTATCATTGTTCTTTCCCTTTTATAATTACTAGCATGCTATCGTGCATTGCTCCCCTGTTATCTACTTTCCTTACGTTTCCGTCTTTGTCTACACCTTCAAACTTTATTCTACCTTGTACAAATCTAATTTCACTTGCGTTAGGTTTAATGTACTGATGAAATAAAACAGAGCTTGTACTTACAGGTAACAACAATACACTTAGCTTTCCTTTTAAAGATTCTGTTATAGCTTTCTTTACAAAAGCATTTTTAAGTTTCTTTCCATACGGAGGATTTACAAAGTTTCTTTCTCCCCATTCAATTTCTAACCCATCAAATTGTGCATTTATAGGGCAAGGGTCAAAGTCAAAATTAAATTCTTTATCTAACGTTTTATAAAAACTATCAGGTGTTTTCCAATCATTATAATTCTTTCTGTTTAGATACGGAGTTCCTCTCGTCATTTAACCTCTCAATGTATATAGCTATGATTGCGTAATGTATTATTTTAAATAGCTCTTTTTCTTTATCATCTTTCTTACCACATCGCATGGCATACTTCATTATATTACCAATACAAAAACCTTCTCCGTGTCCTGCATCAATAATCATATCTGTTGCTTGATACTTACCTTTACCATAATGTAATCCATAAGTATCAGCGATGTAATTATCTACTTCTTCAAGGATTGCATGTTCATTAAACTTATCTGCCATTAGAATTGTATTCCTGTATTAACACCAGAACCTGACGTAGGCTTTTGTTTTTCTAAAAGCATAGTATAGTCTATGTCTTCTAACCTATGACCTTTCTTAACTAATATTTTAAGTTTTTTCTGAACCCATTTCAAAGTCCAAACTGATAAATGCATTGTCTTTTGATGAAAGTAATGAGTTTGTTTTGGTATCATACTCATCATATCTTTCTTAACTTCACTATCAACTATAGGTTTCATAGTGTTTCGTTCTTCTTCAGATAAACATTCAAATCTTATCCAGTCATACAACAACTGATAGCTTTTCTTTCTTAATTGTTTAACTGTTTTTGCATTCATATTATAGAAGAATCATAGTTCTTTACTAATTTCCAATAGTTTAAAAGGCTGTTAAACATTTCTATATGTTTGATATGCGATTCTTTATCCCAGATATGTCCTAAAGCTAAACTTGTTTTCTCTCTGTCTACAAAAATAGAAACTCTTTCAGGATTATCAAAGCCACAGCCCTGTGCATACGCAGACAACTGCATTCCATGCTCATCAAAAACTAAACGTGCTGGGTCTTTACCTTCTAGTCCATCTTTAGTCTTGAAGTCTACAAAGATACCTGACTTAGAATATAAATCTATCTTACCCCCATAGCCTAACTCAGAGCAAAAAGAATCCTCTGCTATCCATTCTTCTCCTGGATAATACTCGTCCAGGATTTTTCGTACAGCTTTATAAGATTTATTATTTGATTTACCTTCAAATCCTCTTTCAATAAGAGCATGTATCTTAGTACCCTGGGCTGCTGCTGTTTGGCCTATGTCTCTTTGAGCAGTCTTACATCTATAAATAAAGTCTTCATTAGACTCTTCTTCTCCTTGTTCTAATTCAATAGAAGCTTCAAGAGCTTTATTTATTTTCCAGTTTTCTAAGGAAGGTTTTGCTACAATATTAAGAACCGTAGTTACAGAAGGTACTAGCCCTTCTTTCTTAGCATCTCTTAACGTTGTGTTTCTTTCTTTGCCGTTAGCACCTATGATGGTGTAAGCTGGCGAACCCTCTCTATCATACCAATGTCCAGCTTCTGACGTGAACTTATTATTATACACTTGGGATTTGGATTTGTCGATAGACTCTTCATTTTTTGTTGACATTTTTTTGTTCCTTTTCTAATTCTTCCTTGAATGCTTTGATAACATCTCCAGAAAATAACTTTTGAAGACTAACTAAATACATTCTACTTGCATTGTGGTCTCCTCCTGCGACAGTCTTGAAACTATCTAATTCGTTTACAATCAACTTTAACATGTTGGTGTCAAAAACAATAGTGCAAAATTCTTTATCTCCTACACATAAATTATGAAACCAATAATCTGATTCCGTTGCTCGTATTCCTGAAGGTTTACCCCAGCATTCATACTCAATGCAAATGTTTCCTGTTTCCATCCAACGGCCACGTTCAGACTTAACTTCTATTTTTTTATTTTCTAACATGTCTCTGATTTTGTCCTCTCTAATCTCTCCGTATTGTAAATCTAAGTCATATTTTTTTCTGTCGTCTTTAATGGGTTTCACTCCAGTTCCCTCCTATTTTATACTCTCCGTCCAATGGACATCGCATATCATAATAATCAGCAGTATTTTTTATTGCTTTAACCCCCATCTCCCCTACAAAATCTGCTGTCTTTTCTAAGGTTTCTATCTGCCACTCGTCATGTACGTTAGCTACTATTTTATACTGTATAGTATTTAAGTCTAATAAACTAACTAACTCAACTAAAGCTCTCTTCATAACTACAGCTCCACCACATTGTAATAATGTATTTAAAGCAGCATGTTTATGACGTAATTTTATTTTCCTACCGTCCAACCCTTTTAAGAATCCTTTCCTTGTTGCTGATTCAACTCTTCTTTTAAGATTGTTAAATGATGGAAGACTACTGAGAAAAGACTCTCGCATTCTTCTGCCTTGCTCTCTAGTTCCTCCAATGATTTTTCCAATCTTTTCATCTCCTGCTCCGTATATGAGGGCATATATGAAAGTTTTTGCCTGGTCTCTTGATTCAAGGCCAGCAAGGTCTTGGTTAGTTTTGTGAATGTCTCCATGTAATATTTCATTGATGTACTCCTGGTCTGCCATATAGTGTGCTAATATTCTTAATTCTAATTGACTTGCATCTATACCTACAAGTTTATTACCGTCCTCTACTGTCCAACATTCACGACATGCTTTGCCATAAACATTATGTATGCTTGGGACTTGTGCCATATTAGGACTGTTGTGTGTCATTCGTCCAGTAATAGCACCATTAGATACGACTCCACCATGAACTCTTCCATCATCTTCAACAGCATCTACCCATGATTGGATTTGTGCTATACGTTTTTGTAATAGAAGAAACTCAGCTATTAAGTTAGCTTCGTGGATATGGTCTATTTTTTTTAAAGTCTTTTCATCAACTATTGGCTGGCCTGTAGGTGTAAATCTTTCAGGCTTCCAACCAAAGTCAATTAAGTATTCTCCAATTTGTTTTCTACTTCCTAGATTAAATTCTACTAATTGTTTTCTTATAAATTTATAGTCCTTTGGCATGGGTACATCTTTAAACTTTTCTAATAAATTATTGTACTCATGCTCAGTCAGTCCTTGTTTAGATAATGTTCCATCTTTTTTTAAACGTGGGACAATCTCTTTCACATCTACCCACTTAGGTTTAAATGTTTCATGTACTTCTTCTTCAACTTCTTTCCGTCTTTCAACTAGTGTACTTAATAAAGCCATCGCCATAAACATATCGAACTTGAAGCCGTCTTTACGTTGCTTGGCTATGATTTTAAAAACAGCATGTTCTAAATCTAAAGACTCTTGAGAAAATCCTTTGACGTGTTGTTGTAAATGATTATAAAGTTTTTTATTTAACTCTACATCTTTAATACAATAGTCCAACATTTCTTGACTATACTCAGTAAAATCTGAAGGTGGTTCTCCTTTGTTTTGTCCAAGTAAAAATCCCCAGTTCTTTAGGCTGTGTCCTTTTTCTTTATTAGGATTGATTAGCCTGGACACTACTAAAGTATCTATTATCTTTTTGTCATATAAATCAACACCATATAATTCTTTAATTACAGGTATGTCAAAGCCAAGTATATTGTGGCCTATTAAAGTGTGTGCAGTTTTTAAAAATTCTATACCTTGTTCTATTTTATCTGGAGGGAAAGTGTGGATGGTGTGGTCTTCATCTATTGCTACTATACACCATATCTTAGTAGCCTTGAGGTCATCAGTCTCAATATCAAAAACTAATTTCACAATAGTAACTCCTCATTATCTGGCTCTAAATCTGATAAGTCTTGTTCGGAAAGCCGTCCAGTTTCCACATCGTATATAAGATTTGTAGCTAAGCCTACGTCCCCTGTATATCTTGACTTAAGTATTCTTAATCTTGTTGTCCTGGACACCAGCTCATCATCGCTTTGTTGATTTCTTTCAAGAGCAATTACACAATCAGATAACTGAGCAATACTATTAGAGCCTCTAAGATGTGATAAAGAAACTTCTATACCGTTCTCATGTCCTTTGTTACCATCTACTCTTCTCAAGTGTGAGACTAAGATGATGCCAGCACCTGTTTCTTCAACCATACTTCTAAGTCTAGTCATAATATTGTCTATACCTCTTCTTTCGTCTCCTTCTCCTATTGCTGACACTAGCATATGGAGGTGGTCTACAACTACCCACTTACAATCGCAACCTATAATTAAATATCTAAGTTTTGAAAATATAGACTCAATATCATTAGACCCAAAGTGAGCATGGACAAATACTCTATCCGTGTCAAAAGTTCTATCATACATTTCCTCCAATGTTTTTCTATCAAACTTATCTCTTATCTGGTCTATATAAATCCTGGCATTTGCTTCTATGGATAATACACCGTCTACTGTTCTTCTCCAGTCTTCCTCAAGGGCTATGATACCTACGTTATCTGTTGTCTGTCTTATCAACCAATGTTCTAACTCTCTGGTAACAGATGACTTACCTAATCCTGTACCTCCTGTAAGAGTAAGAAGTTCTCCTTGTCTAAGACCATACAATTTATTATTAAGTCCTTGCCAAGGATAAGGTACACATTCTTTCTTTTCTCTTTGAAAGAATTGTTCTTTCTTATCTCTTACTCTAATGATACCAGATGGAGTAAAGACCTGTGCATCCCACCAAGACCTTACAAACTGTTCAAACTTTTTCTGCTTGAGCATATCGTTAGCATCTTTAAATCCATTTGGCAGGGTCATTATCTTTGCCTTACCTGGTTTTAAAATAGAAGCTACTTGTTTAGATGCTTTTACTCCAGCCGTATCTCCATCAAAACAAATAACAATATTATCAAAGCTCTCTACATATTCTAAGTTCTCTTTAATATCTTTGACTGCTGATGATGCTCCTCGCTTTATAGATACACATGCCCACTTAGAACCCATTAGTTCATAAGCAGACATGGCATCAACTTCCCCTTCAGTAATGGTTAAAAATTTACCACCTTCCTTAAACAAATGCTGGCCAAATAACCCAGTCTCTTGTATCTGGCCTTGGCATTTGAATACTTTATCTCTGGTATATCTTATCTTATTAGCAGTTAGCTCATGCTTTATATAATAAGGGTAAACATGTTGAGCTATCTCTCCATTACTGTCATATACAACTTTTACTCCGTACTTCTTGGCTGTGTCTGCACTTATAGCTCTGTCTTTTATTGAGCCATAAGAACTACCATGTACGTTTAATAAAGGGGACGTTCTTGGTTCTGGTGTATAAAACTCATCTGTATCTGTATCAAACTTAGGGAAAAATTTGTCGCAACTAAAACATTTTGCTGAGCCATCTTTATTAACTGATACTGCATCTGAGCTTCCACAATCAGGGCAGGGTAGATGGTACTTTTCAAATTTACTTTGTTCTTTCATTGTGTCTCCAAATTGGTGTTGAGACAAGAGATGGAGAACAAATATACACTACGATATAACTTACCCCAACACCGTGCTACTTTTGTGGAGTAGCCAACCATATCTATTATTCTTCTTCAGATTGTTCTGGAGCTTCTATTAAGCTCTCAGGTGCAGATGCACATATGTCCTCTAAAGATTTACGATGTACAACATTAGCTATTTGTAATGCTTCTCTCAAAATTTCTAGTGTAGAAACTTTTCGTACTAATACTTCTGCACTCAGTCTTGCATCTGCATTCTTGATAGCATTAGTATCATGCTGTGTAGTACCTTCTTTGGTTTCGATTTTAACTAACATTAAAACTCCTCGCCACCTTCTACTGAACCTAACTCATCTCCGTCTCCACTTCGATATTGTACCAGGTCTATAACCTGTACGGCCTGTAGGTCTAAACCTTTAAAGTCTCCGTACTTGTTCGTAGTTTCCCACTCAGCATACTGTACTTTGACATCGCTTCCGTTACCTACAACTTCGTCCATAGGTACTTTGTCTTTGTCAAATAGTTTAGGGGCTGGTCTTGTACGACCTTCAGCACCATTTACTTTTCTTTTGATTGTAATTGCTCTACCGACAACCTCTTCATTCACAGTTAGTTCCTTAACTTTAAAACCACGTGCTTGGAAATCATCTGCAATTTTATCATCAACAACCAGGTCTACTGTATAGACAGGTTCAAACGTTGTGTTCGGACTTGTTATACTAGCCCAATAAGCTTTACCACTTACAACTGCCATATTTTTTCTCCTTAATATATACTTGATTAAAACATAACTACAAATTTAACGCAAGTATTAAATCGTTAAACTTGTTTTCGTCTTCCTTGAAGACAGAAACTTTAAATGTATTTTTATGTGCTTTATCTCCTTGAAGATACTCCACCATGTAACTGTTGATACCATGTTCTGTATTACAAAACTTTCTGTATTGTTCATAAGTCATTTCTCTTGATACTAATACAGCTTTATCTTTAGCCATCAATCTTACCACCGTTCAAAGGTTTCCAATCTAATGGAACATCTGGGTCTCCGTATATAGCTTCAGCCATATCTTTTATACTAGTAGTAACTATTAAATTCTCTGGGTCAGGAAGCTCTCCGATGTTATAAAGATGTACAAAGAGTTCAACTGATATAACTTTAACTTTAGGTTCTTCATTGCCTTTATATTTAGGGCATAGATATAATTGTCCTACCATCTAATATCCTTGGGTCATGTGGACGTAACAGTTATCCTCTACGTCCTTCCAATAGTTTTCTTCTAACAGACGACCACATATACATCTGTCGTCATCTTCAATAAAGTGAGGGTGAGGCATTCCAGGATAGGCCTGCAACTTGTTTACCTGGCTATCTGAGCTTGCACTTATACGTGGATTATTTTTCTTAGTACCTTCCACAGCCTTTTGAAGTACCTCAAAGCTTTTTTCAGCTTTCCCTCCAGATGGTAAGCCTCTTTCAGTAGGGTTCAAACCTACTGGAGTAAGGGTGTTTAAATGACTAACTCGCTTTTTTTCTGTCATACTTACCTTCCTTT